TGAAAAAAGTAAACACCTACGCTGACAGCAATCGCATGTTGATGCGCATGGTTGAGATGCGTGAAGAAACTGCGGATGACACCAACCGCAGCATCGAAGTCGTGATTGCGACCGAGAATCCGGGCATGCGATACGACAGCCGCAGAGACGAAGTAATCAGCGAAGTCTTGCGAATGGACGGCATTGAGTTTCGCACTAGCCGCAGACAACTGCCAATCGTTGATTCGCACGACAACAGTACCGTTCGGAATGTGCTAGGCAGCGTTCGCAACATTCGCGTTGAGCGTGACGAGTTGGTTGGCGACGCGATGTTTGCTGACGATCAGAGATCGCAGGAAGCTTACGACAAGTTGCGTGCCGGTCATCTGACTGACTTCTCTATTACCGCAACACCGAACGAAATCCAAATGGTTCGTGCCGGCGACAAGGTGCGAGTCAGAAAACAAACCATCGAAGGACCAGCGGAGATTGTTACCCGTTGGCGACCCACTGATGCCTCGCTCGTTGCAACAGGTGCAGACGAGCGTTCTACAGTTCGCAGTGAACTGCGGCGTTCGTATGACTTAGATGCTATGGAGAGAAACGACATGGCAATTTCACGAGAGCGATTGATTGAACTCGGAATGCCGAGTGACATTGTGGAAGCCGGTGCAATTGAGAAGTGGCTGGCAGACAACTTGAGCAGCGAGCAAAAGCAAGCAGAAGAAAGCAGCGAAGTCGTTGCCGAAGAAAACATTGAGCCAGAGCAGGTTGCGGAACCTGCCGAAGATACACCAGCACCAGTTGCAGAAGTTCAACCAGAACTTGTCGCAGCGGGTGTTGATGATGCTGTTGATCGTGCGTTGAAAAGCGAGCGAGATAGGCAGCGTGAGATTCGTTCCATTTGCGAAGCAAGCAACATCAGCCGAGCGGTTGCTGACAAGTGGGTAGACGATGGCATCGACGTAAACGTTGCTCGGCAGAAAGCGTTGCAGCACATGCAAGACGAAAGCAAACCAGTCGGTGCCTCCGTGGAAGTAACCGGCAGCCAGATCGACCGCACTCTTGATGCGGTCAAGAACGGATTGCTTCAACGAGCCTATCAGGCATCGGGAGCAAGAAGCCAAGCAGCAGAACCAAGCGACTTTGACAAAAGCAGCTTGTTGCGAATGGCTGATACGATTCTGCGATCCGCAGGAATCAACACGGACAAGATGGCATCACGCGACATCGCGATGGTCGCGATGGGACATCAAGCAACCATCGAGCGGCAGCAAATCAAACGAGATGCCGAAGCCTATCACGCAACGGGTTCATTCGCGAACTTGCTGCTTGATGCCGCCAACAAGACTCTGCTGGCAGCATACGAGGAAGCACCGTTCACTTGGAACCTTTGGGCGCGTCAAGCGTCAAGCGTGCAGGACTTCAAGAACATCAATCGTATTCGGTTCAGCGAAGCACCAGATCTTGAGATGGTGCCGGAAAACAAGGAATACAAAGAAGGCGTGATGAGCGATTCGAAAGAGTCGTACAGCGTTGAGAAGTTCGGCAAGATCTTTTCGATCACCTGGGAAACCATCGTCAACGACGATCTTGATGCGATCAGTCGCGTTCCTGCAATGCAAGGCAACGCAGCACGGCGGACGCAGAACAAGAAGGTTTACGAAGTGCTGACAGCTAACGAGAACATGAGCGACGGTAATGCGTTGTTCTCATCGGCTCACGGCAACCTTGATGCCTCCGGTGCTGCACCAAGCGTCGCAGAACTCAACGCGGCTTACACCGCGATGATGACGCAAACCGGTCTTGGTGGCGAGATCATCAACATCGAGCCAAGGTACATCATCGGACCGCCAAGCTTGCGAGGCACGATCTTGCAACTACTCGGTTCGTTCTCCGATCCTTCGGTTGGTGGCGACACGACTGGTAACGCGAATGTAATCAACATTCACCAGAACGCTTTGATCCCGATCATCGAGCCACAGTTGGAAGCGAACAGCCAAACCGCTTTCTATCTTGCGAGTGATCCTGCTCGGATTGACACCGTTGAGATCGCTTTCTTGAGCGGCGAAGAGTCGCCAGTGTTGGAGTCAGAATACGACTTCCACAAAGATGTCTGGTGCTACAAAGTGCGTCAAACCTTTGGCGTCAAAGCAATCGACTGGCGTGGTCTTTACAAGAACCCAGGTGCTTAAGCTGCTGGCGTTTTCTGACAAACAACATCAAACACAAATAGGGTTTATAAAATGGCTGGAATTCAAGACTTCATCGAATACTCGGATGACTTTCTTGGTCATGGCGAGTTGCCATCGTCGCAAAGCGATAGCGATTGGTTGGTAGCAGATACTTCGTCTGCTGGCACGCCAACCTATACCAAAGGCGGCATCGGTGGCGAAGCAACGCTTGCCTTTGATTCTCAGGCAGAGATCCAAAACGTCTGCTTGTATCATGGCGACGATTTGAACTTTGACATCGACAACATTCGCGGCGTTGAGTTTCGCGTGAAGATGGGTCAAGCTGCACTTGATGCAACAACGCAAGTTGCTTTTGGCTTGGCATCAGCACGCAACGACGCGATTGACTCCATCGCACAGGCAGCATTGTTCCGCGTTGTCGGTGCAGATGACACAACCGCATTGGTTGTCGAAACTGACGACGGCGTTAACAACAATGACGACGTTGCGACTGGCAAAACGTTGGCTGACAGCTACAAGCGGTTCTATATCGACTTTGAGGCTGGAAGCGGCGATGTCAAGTTTTACGTTGACGGTGATCGCGTAGCAGGTCAAACCACGTTTGACATGTCGAGCTACTCTGCTGGACTGCAACCGTTCGTGCAGATCCAAAAGACCGCAGACGCTAACACCGATAGCGTTGTGATCGACTTCGTAAAGATCGTTGCAACACGATAAGCGATGACACTCCGCGACCAGATTGCAAGTGATGCGTCGCTGGTGTTTTTAAGCACCAGCGACTTTGCCGAAACGGTGACGTACTACCCGCACGTTTACTTCGGTGGAAGTGCGACCAGTCGTTCCATTTCGGCAGTTGTGTTCAGGCAACAGGTTGCGACCGTTGGCGAAGATGGTGGCGAAGTTGTTTTGCCGATGTACGAGGTACACGTTGCGAACAGCGCCACGACCGGGATCAGCAGTGAAGAACTAGACACGGGTGGGGATCAAATCGAGTTCCCTCCCCGTGATGGCAAAGATGCAGAAAAGAAAAGCATTCTGCACTTAGTTACGCAAGACAACGGGATGCTGGTGCTGCAATGTCGGTAGCAAGCACACGACCAGTTTTAGAACGCATCTGCGATATCTTGCATAGTCGCGTTGCTACGTTGACGACTGGTATCAAGCCAGCGACCCCGTTGGTTGAAGTTGTGCGACCAACGCGCATTGGAGACTTTACTCCGAAGCACATGCAAGTCGTGATGGTGCTTGGCGAATCGACTGAGGCTGACGACTTATATCGTCCAGGTAATCCGCCAGCGATAGCGTACAATCAGACGATCAACCTTTACTGTCACATAATGCCAAGCGAGCAAGATCCAACATCGCTTGATGAATACGCATCGTCGATGCACGCAGATGTGATCGAAGCAATAACCGATGCCGGTGCAAATTGGCATGACTTCGGTGGTCTTGCGATAGACACGCAGCTAAGTGCGGTTGAGCGTATCAGTTCCGATGGTGCGATTGATGGCATCATTATTCCGGTTGTTGTCACCTATCGCATCAGCGAATGGTCGCCTTACGAGGTGCGTTACTGATGCTGACAATCGAGCTTAATCAGAGCGACGTAAAAGCGTTGAAAGCAGCCGTTGAGCAAGCTGGCAAGAATCTTGACAAAGAACTTGTGACGGCAATCAACAAAACGGCAAAGGCTGGCGTTGGCTTGATGGCGAAGCAAATCGGCAAAGACCTAAACTTGCCACAACGCGAAATCAAAAAAGGGATTCGCGTTACAAAGCGAGCGAACAAAGGTAGCAAGTCAGGCCAGGTAACGCTTCGCGAAAGCAAGCGACCAGGGTTGCAGCACTTCAAAGCTAGACAAACGCGCGTCGGTGTGAGCTACAAGCTGCTCAAGTCCGAAGGTTCCCGTTCGGTGAAGTCGGCATTTATGGGACCAAAGCCAGGAGTGAAAGCACCGAAGCTATACGGTGGTGCGTTCATTCGCTCAGGTGATTCGCGTTTGCCGATTCGCAAACTGCACGGCATTTCCCCGTGGGGTTTGTACGTCAAAAAGCACATGGACGACGAAACCAAAAAAAAGCTGAGTGATCGACTCAGCAAAGAAATACAAAAGCGAGCCGGTCAAGCATTGCGAGGGTTCTGATGATTGACAAAGTGCGCGATTCAATACTCGGCATTCAGACAGTATCCGGCTACTTGTTTCCGGTGGATCAGGTGCTCAAGAATGCGGAACCAGAACGCAACCGTAGTGTGGGAATCATCGACGATGGCAGCATTCTTCGCGTTGTGTTCAAAGCAGATGGCAAGACCGGCGAAGCACTCCGCAGGTACATCATCGAACGATTGACATCGGACGGGATTGATGTTGATCCAAAAACTTTGACGATCAAAAAACCAACTTCAAAGCGAGGTAGAAAAAATGCCACTGCTAAAACGAATTCAGACGATGGCAGCGAAGATCGAAACAACCATCGGGACAGCGGAGACGCTGACGGCAGCGGAGGGAGCGTTTAACGCTTACGACTTAGAGATCCAAGCAGAGATCGACGTTGAGCAGCGTGAAGCACAGGGTTCCTTCAACTACCTTTCTGGCGTTCCTGGTCCGTATGCTGGCAGCATGACGTTCAAGACTGATATGGGTTGGGATGGTGCTGCCGTTCCTAGCTGGGCGTCAGTGCTTTTTCCTGCTTGCGGTTTCACCGAGTCAGCACAGGTTTACACGCCGGTAAGTGAGGGACCAGGGAGCAACGTCAAGACAGCGACAATCGGCATCTTCAAAGATGGCGTTTACAAAAAGCTGGCCGGTGCGGTTGGCAACTTTAAGATTAACGCACCATCGGGAAGAATCATTTTCGTTGAGTGGGAATTCAAAGGCGTTTGGCAGTCGGTGACGGATTCAGCCATCATCGCACCGACTTATCCAACAGCGCAGCCATTGCGTTTTGCTTCGTCAACGGTTCAATACAACAGCGTTGACCAATGCGTTGAAAACGTAACTTTCGACGCTGGCAACGAGATCATCTTGCGCGAGTGTCCCGACACTGCATCCGGTTACAAAAGCGGATTGATCGTAAGCCGCTACCCGATGATTAACATCAACCCCGAAGCGCAACTGGTTGCAACCGAAGATCGTTACGGCGATTGGACAGCAGGCAACGAGTATGCGTTTTCTTGTGCGTTTGATGGTCCGACTGGTGCTGTGAGCAACGGAAACGTTACGCTATCCGCACCGAAAGCACAGATCTTCAATGTGCAGGAAGGCGACCGAAACAAGTTGATGATTGATGAGGTCGAGCTAATGTGCAACAAGAATGGTGCGAACGCTGACGAGGAAGTTTCTATCACATTCACTGACAAAGTAGACTGATAAGCAATGATTGAACCGGGGGAACGTTTTGCTGTTGAGTACGGAAACAACCGCCAAGTCGAAGTGATTTGTTTGGCGGGTGGGAAACTTGGCAGGCTAGTTCGATTGCTTAGTGAAATACAAGCAAGCGAAGCGAATAACAAAACCGTCGAAGCGTTCGAGGATTATGTTCCGAACGCTTTGGCGATTTGTTTAGGTGACGAAGCAACCGCAAAGACAATGTG